ATGAAAAAAGTGATTTTATCTAGTGCTCTTGTTTTATCAGTACTATCTTCATCTAGTATTCCTGCTTTTGCTATAAATGAATCTAATCAAATGGTTGAAGCAGAAACCCTTGAAGACAGTCAAGGAAATAGATATAAGATTGAGATTTTAGAAGATAATGACAGTGTAAGAGTAGAGAGTGAAAATGGAATTATCGAGGCTACAGATGATAAGATGAATCACACTATAGAATTCGATGATAGCACCATAACACAGGTCTCGATAGCAGATTCTGAAGAACAGGTAAAGAAAGAAAAACACAAGCAAAAACAGTCTAAAATGGCGGCTTTTGCAAAGAAAGCTATCGTACGAGAAGCACATGAAAAATACTATGGTTATTATTATGTAATTGATAAAAGTGGCTGCAAAAAGTACTGGGATATCGGAAACGGTAAAGAAGGAACCTATGTAAAACAAACCGCTAGTAATAAAGTTGATTTGTTTCATTATGAGGATAAAGTTGATGAGTTAATGAAAGCTGAGGCTCTGTTAGTGGTGAACTCAACTGTTTCAGCCACTTCATTTATGGCAAGTACAAAAGGAATTAAATCAGGTTGGGGCGCTGATAGCATGATTGCCTTTTTTGTAGGTGCTGGTTTTGGCTTGGCAGCGGCCGTTAATGCTGCGGATGTGGTTATAGCTGAGAGAAAAGCAGCACGTGCATTTGATAGTATTATGGAAGGAGAAAAGTAGTGGGTGAAATAATAGCAAGTATTTTTTTTAGCAAGTGGATTATACTTCTTTTACCTTTGTATATATTCCTTAATCTAGCAATCCTACCTTTTCTTTTAAAGGGTAAATTCGAAAAGTTACGAAAAGTGCTCTATATTATAAATATTGTAGTGACGGCATACTCATTTATCATGTTTATATATATTTTTTATTCCATAATGTCCTTTTCTTTTTTTTAAACTATTACATTGGTAATGGCGGTGGTAGCGTTGGACTTCTCGATCACCGCGTTGGTACAAGCCGTGAAAAAACGCAATTAGTCGTCGGATAGCCGGCGGTTTTTTGTATTTGGAAGGATTTTGGTAATTTTCTTATCGAAAGGTGTAGGCAAGGAGGATAGGGTGAATACACATAATGGTTCGGGTTGGAGTTTCAAAAGATTTCCGGAGTGGAAACACAATGTAGACCCGGATTGGCACGATGCCCACGGCGATTAATATAGGGAGGTTATATGACATGGCTAATCCAGAATGGCATTACGATTCTGGACACTAATTAGAGGAGGGAATCCTATGAGGTACGATATTAATTGGCTTGATGACCCGCAAGGCATTGTTGTTTGGTTCGAGGACCCTAGACACTAATAAAAGGAGTGTACACGGCATGCTAGAACCAGAATGGCTTGATGACCCCGGATACTAAAACGAGGGAGGAATCACGATTTGATTTATGAATGTAGACGCGGCACCGTTCGATGGTTCCGCATTATTTCTTATTGAGACGAATGAAAGGCGGTAGTCCACGATGCTATTCGGACCTAATTTCTACGCTAAGATCGCGTTAATGTTACTCGGAGTTCTTGCGGCAATGCTCGTAGGAGTCGTACTTCTAGCGTGGGGTATCAGTGTGTTATTTGCGCTGCCCTATTGGACGTGTTTGTGCGGACTAGTTCTACTTATAGCAATAGCTTTATGGCTACGGAAAGGAGGCGAATAAATGGGCAAATCGGTACACGTTCCTACTCGGTGTTAACCAGCGTCATATTATAGAAGAAACTCGGGAACTACCGGAAACGATACGTACCGATTTAACAGTGACATCAACCCGAAAATATCCGCACGAGCGTTCCACGCGTGACCCTTCCGAAAACATCAACCCGGATGCATACGGTATTCACGGTTATTCTTCGAAATGTATTCGTATTCAACCCGTGTTCGTACTAGATATTGATATGCACCCGATTATGTAAACTTTATAACGTATGGCTAACATGGTAAATCGCACAGTGACGGGGTTTACGTGTGCGAACAAGTGTTTACGGATGATATATTATCGGACTCAAACGTACGTTCTGTTACGACCGTATGCAACGTTTATGCATTTCACGGATACCCCCAAGGCGGGTGTACGATCCCTCACCGTCAGGTTCCGAGCGTTTTCTTACAAGTTTTAAACCTTCGGGTCTAATCGAATACCCCTCGAATTTAAACGGAAGCTACCGGTTGCCTATCGGTGGCTTCTTTTTACATTCGATCACGTTAGAACGACCGTGCTGGCGATTAGCTACCGCCAGTTAGACCGCGACTCCCCGGTTAACGGCCGAGAAAACGTGAACGTTTCGAATATCACAACGCATCCTAACGAAAGGAGAACGGCATCATGGCGAAAGATTTGCGTAAATTAGAAGCAAAATTAACTCGTGAACAAATAACGGCCGCCCAATTACTTGCAATTAACAACTTCCTACCGCGTAACCCCGATGATGGCGAACAAGGACGGTTAACTCTCGACGAGATTGCAGAGCAGGCGAAGTGTTCAATTAGTGCTCTTTATAAATGGCGGCATCATAATCGTGACTTTATTGTGTACACGAATGAGTTATCGGCAGATGCGTTTATGTCACACCTTCCGCACATCATGGAGAAACATCTGGACATGACGCTTAAAGGGCAAGGCTCAATGAAAGGGATTGAGCTGTTTTATAAATTTGGTGGACTCCTTATTGATCGTCAGGAGGTCAAAACGGAAGAGGGCTCTACTGTTCAGTCGCTTGAAGACCGTCTAGCCCGTTTGAAGGAACGTGCGGACTCGTTGAAGAGGGAAGGTGACGAGTAATTGGCGTTCCTCAATGGTGAATGGCATGATCGTCCGGCGCGACAGCTCGAAATTGACCGCCGTATCGAACTCATTGCCCAATATAAGCAGTTAGCCGATGTGGGTGATTTAACGGACTATGACGTTGATCAATGGGAGCTACTTGACGAGGAGCTAACGAAGCTCCAGCGGGTTCATGCGTGCGAATACGACATGTTACTGTTCATGTACGAGTACTTTTCGGAGGCGCGAAACCCCGGTAACCAAGACAATTTAATACCGGCGGGTACAGACTATAAAGATGCGGCCGATTTCCATCGGGAACTATGTAGACTTCTCGATGGAATCACGAAGGGTAACGTCGAGGAAAATGTAGCTTGGTCGGTAGGGCGTAGACATGCGAAAACAGCGTATCTTTCCAATGGTTATTTGTGTAAGAACGTGGCTTATCGACACAAGCGCTATATCGTAGAGATATCGGAAACAACCGACGTGGCCGGCGACTTTATACGGTGGGCGCGTAATCAGCTCGTTTTTAATCAAAAGTTACGTGAGGATTTCGGGGAATTGCTCCACGAGAAAAAATCGCTTAATGGTACGGATAACAAGTACGAATTCGTTACGACAACTGGCACGAAAGTAGAAGCGAAAGGTATGGGGACGCAGATGCGTGGCCTTCGTCACGGGTCGGCGCGACCTGACTTATTTATACTCGACGACTTAGAATCCGGCGAGAACACGAACACTCCCGAATTGCGTGCGAAGAATTTGCATTGGTTCCGTTCGGAGATGCTGGAGGCGCTCGGTTTCGGCGGATTATGCGTTTACATGGGCACGATCGTACATTACGATTCGCTACTTAATCACGTATTAACGAAGCGTAAGGATTTTATCTCGCGTAAGTTTCCCGCGATTCTTTCGTGGACAGAACGAGAGGATTTGTGGGAAGAGTGGCGGAGGATTTACAACGAAGACGATCCCGACGCGAAGAAGAACGCCGACTCGTTCTATGAAACGAATAAGGACGAGATGCTCCGAGGAACTAAAACGTTATGGCCGCGCTACACCTATAAGTTTTTCATGGAGAAGCGGGAGGCAATGGGCGCACGGGCGTTTAACCAAGAGTACCTCGGTAATCCGGTCGATGAGGAGTCGCAGATTTTTAATCCCGAAACATTCACGTACTATACGGAAGAAGACTTGCAAGGTCTGACGGTAGATTACTACTGCGGAATTGACTTCGCTATGGGTAAGGAGAAGGGCGATTATTCGGCAATCATTACGCTCGGTCGTAATCGCGACACTGGCGTTTGCTAAGTAATAGATGTGTTTCTTAAACGAGTACATCCCGACGTTCTGCTGCAAGAAGTTGTTAATCGTTCACTTCAGTTCCAGTACGAAGGTATCGCGGTAGAGGCGCAGCAGGCGCAAGAATGGTTCGCACATAAACTGGCGGAAGAATTACGGAGAAAAGGATACCCTACGCACCGACGCTTGAAGGAAATCAAGCAACGCATGCGTAAGGCGCTCCGAATAGAATCATTATTGCCGGATATTCAGAGTGGGAAAATTCGGTTTAAGCGAGATCAACGTCTACTGATCGAGATGTTTGAGATGTACCCAAATCATAATCATGACGACGGTCCGGATGCTTTGCATATGGCCTATGATGCGGCAAAGTTGCGTAGAAAACGAGTGACAGACAAGCCCGCATATATGTAGAGAGGAGGCGAGATTTATCACTAAACTATTCGTCACAGGCGCACAGTTCCCGCCTGCTCGCGACATTGAACGCCTGTCCAAATACTATCGAGGCCGTAAGATTTTTGACGGCAAGTAAGCGGAAGTACTCGAATGTGCTACCGAAATCCTAAAGGATACGCCGCATGCTCCCCAGTTGTCGAAGCTCTATATCGCGGTCAACCTGATGGACGTGCTGCTAACGAAGCCGGCCGATTTAATGTTCGGTGAGCCACCTTCGTATGAATCCGGCAAACCTGACGCCTCCATCGAACAACAACGACTGACCTCTATTGTTGAGGAAAACGATTTGAACGTTTTGGGTCACGAGATAGTTACCGGTGCTGGGATTCGAGGAGACGCGTTCATCAAGACGTACTATGCTCCGAGGCAGGATTTATCGGAAGTGCCCGATGGTATAGAAATCAAAGTGAAACCTGAGCCGATTATCGAGGCGGTTGACCCGTCGAACGTCTTTCCAGAGCTATCGAAAGGGTCGCGAAAACGATTCAAGGCGATTAATATAGCATGGGTCGAGTGGGTGACGGAGACAAACGGTTTAATAGAGTCAATCGTAGAGGGCTCGAAGAAAACGCAAACTCCGTACCTTAACGTCGAACGCCACGTTCCGGGGGCAATAATCTACGAAAGGTTCCAGCTACATCCTAAATCGGTAGACACGAGGTATGATGCGCCTATTCAAACGTTCACCATTGGGGACGCGGTAAGTACAGGACGCGAGAAAGACATTGTTGCAACGGGTCTCTCTCACATGGCAATCTATCACATCCCGTACAAGTCTACTGATACAGACTGGCGGGGGAGTAGCGGCATTGAGAAGATAGAGTCGGTACTGGCCGCGATTAACGATAGGCTGGTTCAGATTGACTACATCCTGTGGAAACACAGCGATCCAACTGCATACGGGCCCGATTTAGGTGAGCCCGACGTACGATTCAGTGGACGCTATATCCCCGTAGATAAAACGGAAGTCACGCCCGGATATATGACATGGGATTCGCAGTTAGACGGCGCCTTTAAAGAGCTAGACGTTTTACTAGGCATCGTATTCCAGATGAGCGAGACGCCACAATGGCTATTCGGTACGACATTAGCGGAGGACAAAGGCGGAACCGGAACGTCACACACTGATGGCTCGGCGATAAAGTCACGTTTTATGCCGATTCTATCAAAGGTTAAACGGATAAGAGCCCACGGTGACCGTGCTTTTCGTGACTCGTTGTACTCATCGCAGATACTAGAGAACTTTGCGAATGACGGCGTAGAGGGTTTCGAGTCATATACGCCAGCGTACCCAACTATTTGTTGGAAGGACGGCATACCTCGTGACGAGAAAGAGATCGCGGAAACTATGTCATTGAGAACCGGGGGCAAGCCTACCCTTGATGTCCGTTCAGCAATTAAGTATATGGACGAAGTAGATGACGAAAAAGCCGACGAGATTATAGCTCGAATTGAGGAGGACGAAGAAGCCGCAAATGGGACGGTGGACTCGTCCATTTTTAATGATGAAGGTGGCGAAGAGTAATGCGAGAACCACCGATGCCTAACTATGACTACGAAACTGAGAAACTAGTTCGCGCATACAAGCAAGCCGTAGAGGACATATATCGTGAGCTTGATCGGCTTGAGATCACGTCAATTTCACGTGATAACGGGATCGCGGTTCTAAGTGAAGTCGCCCGTATATTGTCAGCGCTGGACAAAGAATCTGCGGAATGGGTGCAAGTCAATATACCCTTAGCGGCCAGTAACGGGATAGCAGACGCTATCTATGTACTAGGAGCCGCATCAACGATTGAGGAAGCTCGTTCAATAGCGAGGTTCAACCGAATGAACAAGGCAATGACTAACGCTGTAATAGCGGATACGCAAGAGGACCTACTTGCACGTGACAAGAAACGTAAAACGAAGGGTACGAAATGCTGTACGCAAGGTAACCGCAGAATCTATGCGAGCAAACATGGCGAAAGGAGTAAACGGTAGGCGGACGATCAATCGAGACATACTAGCAAGGCTCCGTAAGACTCTGGGTGACTCCTTAAACACCGGAATTATTGACGCAGCGGGAAGACGTTGGAAGCCGGAGGTCTACGTCGATATGATCACCCGTACGAAAATGATGTTTGCACACATGGAGGGAACGATAAACGAAGCCGTTGCACGCGAAGTATATTACGGCAGGATTTCGAGACATGGGGCAAAAGATGCTTGTCGACTTTGGGAAGGTCGGATCGTTAAGCTGACGCCTGATGCGCCCGGCGATTATCCGTATCTTGAAGATTTAAGAGGACGACGTGATATTTTTCATCCTCGCTGTCGTCACTTAGTCTCTCCGGTTAGGACACCGGAATAGTGTTTGGCCTTACGAAATGGCGAAAAACTTTCGGAACTATATAGCCGACGGGCTTTAAAGCGGGAGGTAACGAATGACTGAGACGCTTAAACTTTTATTTCCAATGAATTTGCAAACCTTTGCGGAGGATACTCCGGAGGATCAAATGCCACCAACCGACGATTCTGTAGAAACACCGAAAACCTTCACGCAGGAAGAACTAGATAGGATTGTCGCGGATCGAATCGCACGTGAACGTAAGAAATCAGAAAAGTATGCTGATTACGACGAGTTGAAAACGAAGCTCGCGGAATACGAACGAGAACAAGAAGAGAAGCAACGATCTGAGATGACCGAGATCGAGCGATGGAAAACGGACTATGAAAAGGAAGTCGCGGCAAAACAGGCACTTGAACAAAGCGTTGCCGAAATAGAAGCAAAGTACCGACAGGAAAAAATTCGTAACGCGTTTATTACCGCCGCAACCAGCGCGAATATCGCTCATATCGACGACGCTTACATCCTCGCGTCAACTGATTTGTCTAGAGTAACATTTGATGAATCAGGTAATGTGGTAGGGGTAGACAGCGTTATACAATCTCTAGTCGAGACCAAGCCGTACCTCGTTGCACAGGCAAAGAAAGAGCCTACTACGATTGGCGGGCCGTCTGGATACGTTCACGAGACGGGAGTTAAAACACTCGAGGCTCAACTCGAGGAAGCCAAGAAGAGAAAGGACTTTGGGAAGGTCTTAGAACTATCCAATAAACTAAGTCAATTAAGTAAGTAACTATACCACCGATCTATTAGCGGTGGTTTTTTAATACCCAAAAACAAGGAGGAATCCCATTAATGCTATTTACTTATGATTTTAAAGACCAAGTACGTGAACTATCAGCAGGTATTGATCTAATTATCAATGACTCACCTACTCTGCTAGGTTTGGTAGGTCTAAATGGCGAGCCACTAACGCAGACGAAATTTGAGTGGATGTCAGATAACCTCAACTCGAACCGCGCCAACGTAAAGGTAGATGTTACGGCTACAGATACCCAATTGGTCGTAAACGATGGCGACGGTGAGAAATTCCGTATTAACGCAATCGTGGTAGCTGGCGAAGAATACATGAAAGTAACTGCTGTTGCCGGCGATGAGGTGACAGTAATTCGTGGATTTGACGGAACTACGGCGGGGGCTCTAAAAGCCGGAGAAGAACTCCGAATCGTAGCTCGTCCACAATTACAAGGTGCTGGCGTAGGTCAAGACGAGGGTCACGATCGTTACGTTGATGACAACTACACGCAAATCTATGAGCGTTACGCATCCGTCTCCAATACGCAAATGGCAGTTCGTACCCACAACGTCACTGACGAATTAAACTACCAGGTTGAGTTACGCTTGCAAGAGATGTCCCGCGAGATGAACGATACTCTGATCTACGGTCGTAAAATTATGGGTAACAAGGGTACACCGAGCATGAGCGGTGGTCTATTGTATTACGCGGATAAGAAGGGCGCTGCTAAAAAGAACCTAAGCGGCAAAGAGATCGACGCAAAGGTCATCAACGATTTAATGGAGGAAGTCTATTTACGCGGCGGTAACGTGAACACGATCCTTACGAACACTGCGGGCGCACGTCAAATCTCGAAGCTAGCATCTAATACGATTCGCACTGAGCGTCAAGATACCACTACTGGACACCGTATCTCTACTTTCATCTCTGACATCGTAGGTGGAGGTGAAGCAACGATTATCGTTGATCCGAACTTCCCGAAAAATAAAGTAGCGCTATTCGATCGAACTATCTTGTCGATGCATCCATTGCAAGGACGTGCGCTGTACGACGTAGATGCAGGCGTACCGGGAGCTGACTTTGTAGCTCGTCAAATTCGCGGCGAGTATGGCGTGAAAGTAAAGAACGCAAAAGAAAAGATTGCAATTCTCGAAAATATTTCCACTTCGGTATCGTAAGGAGGTAACAAATGGCTGACTATAAAGCATCCCCGTTCTATGAAGTCGATAGCGGCGATGTCCGCGTCAAGTTTAACTTCTTCGGTACGTATTCAACCGAAAAAGAAGACGAAATTGCTACGTTAGACGCGTTGGTCCCAGAATGGATCAAACGTACAGATGACGTGACTCATACGGAGGAACCCATCGCACAGCCCGCCAAAAAGGGACGCGGCAAAGCCTCCGAATAAAAACGGAGGTGTTTCCCTATGACGTTATCAATCGAAGCGGCAGACGATTATATTGACGTGAATGTTATTGATATCGAGGATTAGGCGGATTGTGACGAAGCGAGAAAACAACGGATAATTAACGTCGCGTCACGTACACTAGCGTCCGCATATCCGAAATATACAGTACCGGATACGGCTGTATATGAGTTCGCGGCAGTATTGGCCCGAGAGTTTAACGACACGTTACGGCAAGCCCATAACGGCGTCAGTGCGTTTTCGTTATCCGGTGTAGCATCCTTTACATTCCGCGACAAACCGAGAGAGCTAGTCGATCTGATACCGCCAATAAGTCGTGAACTAATCGGGGCGGAAAATGACGTTAAGCTCGGGAATCGCGGCGTAGGATGGAGCGTGTTATAAATGCCTTTGGTGCCGATGCGAAACAAGATAACGGCTTACCCTGCGTTGTTAGACGACGAGGGCAATCCGAAGACAGACGAATGGGATCGACCGGTATACGGCGATCCTTTTTCGTTGCGTTGCCGGATACAGGAGAAGACGAAGCTTGTCCGGGCACAGACGAATCAGGGCGGTGTACACGGCGTTACGTCGCAAGAAGTCGTGTCCTCTGCACAGGTACTTTGCGACAGACTAGCACCTATTTCGATCAGCGACCGGATCGAGTTTACCGACGAGCTCGGCAGAGTACGCCAGTATAGCCCGTTAGCTATTGAGATTAAGCGCAATATTGGCGGCAAGCCTATCTTAACGGAGGTGTCACTGTAACTATGGAATTCGAATTTGACATGCGGGCATTTAAGGACGCGATTCAGCGAACGCCCGAGGTCGTATTCGCCGCGACCAAACGCGGTATGCACGATGCTATGGACGAATGGAAAGCGGAATCAGTAGACGTTGCTCCTTTAGACAAAGGCACGTTACGGCGCGGCATTAGTACGGAAGTCCGGCAGAAAAACGGTGAGGTAAGCGGTGAGATTTCGGCCGTTGCAATAGAAAACACACCCAAGTGGCCGAATTTTAATTACGCTTACTACATTCACGAGGTAAAAGGCGACATCAAGAATCCGACAACTCCCGGCACTGTTGCGAAGTTTATAGATGCTCCGGCCGACGAACATAAGCAGAAGTGGCTAAAAGACATTGAAGACGGAGTAAAAGCGGAAGTCCAGAAACTAGGTTTCTAACGGAGGTGGTACGATGTCCGCACTCGTTGAGCAAGAATCAGTGGGTGAGTTTATAAAGGCGGCATTGCCTTCGATCGCGTTGAAATACGAAGTACCTGACAAGCCAGCGAAAAATAACGTAGTCGTCCGGCTCCTGTCCTCCGGGTCTGAGTCCGAGACGCGCTATCACTACCGGATTGATCGCGACTATCAGATCGTGGTATACGGTGTTGATGCGCAGGATGTCCTAGCAAAAATGGACGTGATCGAACGTAAAGCAAACGATGGAACTACATTAATCCCAATGAAAGACTCGAAGCGGTATATCCGTATCGGGTCTTTTTCTTTTTCAACGGCATTCAAGACGGAGGGCGGCCTCTACGCACGGCTTGGGGTGCTATCAACGGAGGTACGCGAGGCAAGGACGCAAGAACAGTACGACAAGATTATGCACGTATACGGGCGGTTTGAGGCCCGATAAAAGGAGGTTACGTTATGGCAACAGGCGGTGAATGGGATCGGCTCAATGAGCCAACTCGTCCCGGGCTTTATATCATTTACCTAGAAGCGGCACAAGCACAGATTCGCGGAGGAGCACGGGGGATTGTAGGGATTCCTCTTGTAAAATACGGGTCAAAGGCGACTGAGAAGACGTTTTATACGGTGAGCAGTGAGAAACAGGCGGCTGACTTGTTCGGCACTACAAACATTCAATCCATTCGATTGGCATTGCAAGGCGGCGCAAAGCAAGTCCTAGCGTATACGTTGCCAAAAGAGCCTACAGCACAGGCCTATTCAGAGATGCGCGAAGCCTTTGATACACGAATATTTAACGTGTTTGTCTATGACGGAATCGTTGACGCTACGGAGATCGACGCGGCCACCGAATGGACGAAACGAAATCGTAAAGAAGGTACGCATTTTATATTTGTAACTGGCGGAAGTGCGGCTGATGATGTCGACCCTGCGATCGGGAACGCTCGGTCTAAGAAGAACGCGGATGACTATGTTGCCAACTTGGTAATCGGCGGCGTAGTAAACGGTAAGGAGTACCCTTCCGGTGAGTACGCTGCCTATATCGCGGGACTCGTCGCAGGAACGCCGATTAATAGGTCTATTACGTACGCTAGATTACCGTTAGATGACGTCAATAAACGTCTTACGAACGCACAGATCGAGGAAGCACTCGAAGCAGGCTCACTTGTCCTCGTACACAACGGAGATTACGTGATCGTTGAAAAAGGACAATTAACGAGCGGTGCCAAGATACGTAAGATTCGCGGTCGACAGGCAATTAGCACAGACATTCCAAAAACAGCCGCGAGTGACTACATCGGCAAAATTGATAACAACCGAGACGGGCAGGCGGCACTTATTGCGGCTATCAAGGCGTACCTAGAACGTTTAGGTAAAGCGAACGTCTTAGAAGACCCCGTTGTAACGTTAGACCCCGAATTTGAATCGAAGGGAGACGCGGTATATTTGTACATCGCCTATACAGAGACCGATAGTATGGAACGCATCTTCCTACGAATCCACGTATAGGGAGGTAAGTATAGATGACGAGAAATTTACTAGAATCCAACCGCGTCATAAGCGGTTCGTTCGGTGAAATCTGGATGGACGGCGTATGGCTGGCGAACTTCAACGCGGGCGAGTTATCTGTCGAGATTCAATACGAAAAGATCAAGCGATCCGGTAGTCGTAAAGCTGGAAACAAGCCGATGAGTATCGAGTGTACCGGTTCTATTCGCGGATACAAGATATCGTCTGCATTTGCTCGTAAGATAGGACAGATCATGGACGACCGTAGCGGGGCCTTCGTTTGCCAGCTCGTTATGAAACTCAATGATCCCGAAGCTTACGGTGCCGAGCGAGTTTTGGCTAAAGGCGTTCAGTTTACCAAAATTGATGTAATGAAATTTGAGCATGGGTCACCCGTTGAGACGGAGTGGCCTTTTGTTTTTGAAGATTATGAGTTCCTAGATTTCATTGAGGAGAAGTAAAAATTAGGAGGACGATGGTATGACAGACGATCTATTAAAAGCCTTGCTTGATGCTGATAAAAAACCCGAAAAAGAAGTGCCACTGAAACGATTTGGGACATTCCGTATCCGTGCTCTTGACGATCAAGAAATCGAAGAGAGCCAAGAAAGAGCGACGTTTGGGAAAACAGTCGATCAGACTAAGAAAGCCCTAATAATGATACAAAAAGCAACGATCGAACCAAACTGGTCGCACCCGGATTTACTCGCGAAATATGAGACACAAGACCCTGTAAAAGTTGTTGAAAAGACGTTACTTCCGGGTGAAAGGATTAAGCTTGTCTCTGAGATTTTAGACTTATCTGGGTATGACATTGGAACAGCGGTTGACCAAGTAAAAAACTAATACGCGCGGGAGGCGAGGCTTTCGTTATACACACGATATTCCAACGACAAGGCCTCCCGCCGGCCTACATTTATAACGCGCCAAGAGGTGAGCGTATCTTTATGTACGCCTCCACAGAGGTGGCCGTCGAAGACGAGACTGCGGCGTTGAATAGGGAAGGGGGCGGTTAATCATGGCGTTCGATCTAGTCGGCCGGTTACGGATTGTGGACGTGATGACCCCGACCCTCCGCCGAGTGTCTTCGGAACTCGAGCGGACGAACTTATCGGTGAAAAAAGTTGCCGCAACTACCGGCTCATACCGTAATGCTCAGAATGCCGCCACTCAATCGGTGAATAATTTCTCGGGGGGACTTCCGAATCTTCTCGGCAAGCTTAAGATGGTGGCGGGCGCAGTAGTCGCTGTCAGTACGGCCTTTGACGGAATCAAAACGGCGGCCGACTTCGAAAGCTCAATGTCCCGTGTTGCGGCCCTTTCCAGCGCTAGCGCCGGAGACCTAGCGAAACTAACCACGAAAGCCAAAGAGCTCGGCGCCTCTACGGTATTCAGCGCAAGCCAAGCCGCCGAAGGTATGCAGTTCCTCGCGATGGCGGGCTATAAGACCAACGAGATAATCGCGGCCATGCCGGGGCTTCTCGATGCGGCTGCGGCGGGCCAGACAGACCTCGGAACAACAGCCGATATCGTTTCGAATATCCTCTCTGGCTTCGGGATCGCGGCAGGAGATACAGGGCGGGTTGCGGATGTACTCACGAAGGCATTTACGTCAGCTAACGTTGACCTTCAAATGCTCGGTTACACGATGAAGTACGCGGCTCCTTGGGCGAAAGCGCTCGGCGTATCGTTAGAAGAAACGGCAGCCGCGGCAGGTATCCTCGGTAATGCGGGTATTCAAGCGGAACAAGCGGGTACTACGTTACGGGGACTATTCGCTCGTTTTGCGAAACCTCCGAAAGAAGCGGCAGAAGCGTTCGATAAGCTCGGCGTTAAACTGTTTGATAGCGGAGGCAAGATGAAATCGCTTGCCACGATCCTCGAAGACCTCCAGAACGCAATGAAAGGCATGACCAGCGAACAGAAAACGGCGCTTTCTGGCATAATCGCGGGTATGGAAGCTGGTAGCGGATTCCTAGCGTTGATGGATGCAGGTCCCGATAAGTTGCGGAAATTTACGAAGGAACTAGAGAACAGCGGGGGAACAGCCGGGAGGGTATCGAAAATCCAACTCGATAACTTTAATGGCTCGCTTGTAGAGTTGGAATCCGCGCTGGAAGGGTTAAAGATAGAGATATTCACGCCGATGCTCCCTACCTTAAGAGACCTCGCGGAAAAGGGAGCGAATGCGGCCTCCGTCTTCAACAAGTGGCTCGGAAGTAAAGAGGCGGAAAAATGGGGGAAAACGACCAAAGACGTCTTAGAAGTCGTGGGACCTTTGGTTGTCGGAGCTACTACGGCATGGGCTACCTATAAAGCCGTAATGTTAACGGCAACAGCCGCACAATGGGCGTTTAATACCGCGGCTAATGCTAACCCGATAGGACTGTTAGTTGTCGGTATAGGTACGTTAGTTGGTGCGGGGTATCTACTGGTTCAGAATTTAGATACGGTAAAGGAAGCAGGCCATTCTATGTGGGTTAGTCTTAAAAATTCGTTCGCGACCGGAGTTAACTGGGTTATTGGGAAATTGAACACGCTAATTGACGCGATGAATCAGGCGTTTAGCTTTAAAATGCCTTTCAGTGACGAGGAGTTCACGCTCAATATCCCGAAAATAACCGAAGTCGAAATGGATTATTCGCTTCAACAAGAGAAGATGAGAGATTTCCGCGAACGTCGTAACATCGGTGTCGGGGACGACGGCTCTCACTACAGCGGCCTTGATTACGTACCATTCGACGGATATTATGCGCGCCTACACAAAGGCGAAAGGGTAATGACCGCAGAGGAGAACCTAGCCAGCAAGGAAGAAGCGTCTGAGCCACCTGTCGATAGACGAAAACCTGTGAGCGAAAGTGGTTCTAGTCATGCTTCTAATAATATTACGATTAATGTGCATGCGACTGTAAGAGAAGAAGCTGATATTGACAAGATTACTCTAGGTATAGCGCAACGGTTGGTAGAGGTTTGTTAATTAACGAGCAAGTGTAAAAGAGGTGATGACGATGACAAACGGTATTCAATTCTGGCTCTCTTACAATAACGGGGCGGAACGCCTGCAACTTCCGGTTAATCCGGAGTCTATCAAAATATTGAGTGATTTCGGCTATCAAGACGTTGAAGTCTCGCACTTAGGCGAATTTACCATTATCGGTAATCCCAAGTTGCGAGACTTTTCGTTTTCATCGTTCTTTCCTCGCGACTACCATCCGTCCTATTGCGAGTACGAAGGCTTTCCCGATCCGTGGTCAGCTAGAGAGATGCTAGAGAGGTGGCGCGACTCCCGGAAGCCGTGCCGCCTGACGATTACGGGAACCCCGATAAACTATGCGGTCACCATCCGTAAGTTCGATATCGTGCCCGAAAAACACGGTGCGCCCGGTGATATCTACTATGATCTCGACCTCAAAGAGTACAAGTTTACAAGCATCCGTCAAGTCGACATGGGCGCGAAGAAAGGCAACGGTACAGCAGCCACGGCTAAAATGAAAAAGGCGGCCGCAAGAGGCGGTAAGAAGCAGATTCCGAAGCCATATGTCGTAAAGAAAGGCGATTGCCTGTCCGTGATCGCGGCTAGATACGGGCTTAAGTCACGGGATATCTACGCTAAGAACAAAGCCCTTATTGGTCCCGATCCAAACAAAATAAAGCCGGGTCAGAAGTTGGTGCTAGTATGACGTGGGAAGTACATTATGACGGCGCGCCTATGGTTGTTCAAAGTGCTACATGGTCCGGCGATATTACACAGCCGGCCCGTACTTTAGAGATATCTTTCGTCAATACGGTGGACGGTCGTAAGAAAGCTGTCCCCGTAGAACTCGGCAAGGAGTTACGTCTCTACAGTAATGGTCGTGAACTATTTCGGGGTCTGACATTCAAGCATAATATCAATGATCGCGGGATCATGAGTGTTACGGCATACGATGATAATATCTATCTTGCGAAGAATCAGGATACGCAGATATTCCGTGGAATGAAGGCGAGTGCCATCGCACAAAAACTATGCAAACAGTTCGGAATCGCAGTCGGTAAAATTGACGATACAGGCTACGTAATACCAAAGCTCGTACTCCGAAATAAATCCATATGGGACATGATGATAACAGCGCTAACGGTTACGCAGAAGCAGACCGGACGGCGCTTTTTTATTTGCTCGAAGGAAGGCAAGTTTAATCTGTTATCGCGAAAAGAACAGCCTGTTCGGTGGGTACTCGAAAACGGCGTTAATATACTGGACGCGTCATACTCGCAGTCGATCGAAGAGTTACGAACGCAAGTCAAAGTGACCGGCGGGGATGACAAGAAGAAGCCGTTGGTGGCTGTAGTCAAAAACGACGCACTCATAAAACGATTCGGCATCATGCAGCACCTCGAAAGTGCTGATTCGGATAAAACTCGATCCCAAATCGAGCAGTTGGCGAAACAGCTCCTAAAAGACCTCGGAACCATACACGATGAGGCGACCGTTAATGCGCTAGGAATTGATACAGTGTACGCGGGGGTAGGCGTCTACGTACAAGAGTCAATGACGGAAATCATCGGGGGCTATTACGTTTCAACCGATAGTCATACGTTTGAGGGCGGCAAACATACGATGTCACTTACGTTGAGCGCGACGGATGATCTTCCAACGTTGAAATACGATCCACCACCGGAAGACAAGGCGAAAAAGAAAAGGAAACGAAAGGGGCGGAAATCTGTTGTCGACGAAATTCTCAAAAAGACTCCAAGAGCCTAGTCGACTGGAAGGCGGAGGTCCGAGCCAGTTTCGACAGCTCATCCAACAGATCGGATACAACAAGGACGTGGATATTGAGTTCGGCACTGTCGTTGCTCCTCCGCCAGCTATCCGAGTAACAGTCGATAACGATGAAAAGCTCGAGTTGTTAGCGGAAGACTTGATCGTTGCGGAGCATCTGACGCGGCATAAGCGGAAGGTTACGCTAACCAGTGAGACAGTGCGCGAGGTTATGACGAAGGCAGGCTATACGCCTCATGTACACGATATTACGGAGCTGGTCATCGAGGGCGAGATCGAGTTTACCGACGAGTTGAAAGCGGGCGATCGCGTCATCATCCAGTCTATTGACGAAGGCCAAACGTACATCATACAGGATCGGGCGGTGATCTACGATGGCGCTTAGTCCGTTGCAACGACTAGAAGATCGAGTGATCCAATCGGAGCCAGAAGTCCAGCCAACGTTAACTTATTCGCTGGACTTCAATACCGGCGATATCGGGGGCATGGTTGACGGTGAAACGGCTATTCGTCAATTCATCCGAAAGGCTATCCTAACGGCACGATTTCGGTTTCCAATCTACGACGGCGAATACGGCTGTGAGCTCGTAGATTTAATCGGGGAAGATTTGCCGATGGAACTTTTGCGATCGGAGATACCTCGCGTCATAACTGAGTCGCTGATTTACGATGATCGAATAGATGATGTATATGGCTTTGAGATAGAACGAGAGGCGGACAAATTGACCGTCTCTTTTTCTGTTGATACGACGGATGGGCTGATGTTAGAAATCATCAGGGAGGAGGTATGAGTTTGTCTTACGAGAATCAGACACGAGATGTAATCCTTCAACGAATGCTCGATAATTCGCGGCCGGATGTAGACAAGAGACAGGGGGCGGTGACTTACGACCTGTCGGCTCCCGCGGCGATTGAAATAGAAGGCGCCTATCTTGAGTTAGATACAATGATAGATAAAGCTATGCTAGATACGTCATATGGCGATTACTTGACTGCTATTTGCGCTGGGTTTGGTATTGATCGAAAGCCTGCCATCAAAGCAACCGGACAAGTGACGTTTCAAGGTCATGAAGGCACGTTTATCCAAGCCGGCACGCAAGTATCAACAGACGGGACGCTCCCCGTCTTTTTTGTTGTACTCGAATCTGGCGTCATCACTGACGGAAAGCTTACGCTGGCAGCCGAAGCAAGAGACGGCGGGATTTCGGGGAACGTTGAGACAGGCGCGATAAAGTTGACGCAGGGCGACCTTACGGGGATTACGGATGTGACGAACGAGGTCGCGTTTCGGGGCGGAGTTGACGAAGAACCAGACGAAGAACTACGCGAACGATGCTACGATCGGCTACGTAGGCCAGTTACTAGCGGTAACATTCATCATTATCGGCAGTGGGCGAAAGAAATCGCAGGTATCGGGGACGCAAAAGTATATCCGATATGGGACGGAAATGGCACGGTCAAGGTCGCATTAATAGATAGCAACAAGCGGTCGCCGGCTCACTCCAAGATAGCAGAGGTAGCGGCACATATTGAAAAGGTACGGCCTATCGGGGCAACCGTCACTGTAGTAGGGGCGACAGAATTACCAATTAACGTCGAATCTAAGTTGACATTACAGGCCGGTGCTTCTCTATCGACTATCAAACCAGCGGTATCGAGAGCGTTAACCGAATATCTAAGAACAATCGCATTCAAGGAAGATATCATTCGGTATTCGCGGATAGCAAATATACTCTTGGACGCCGCAGGCGTCATTGACTACGCGGAATTGAAGGTGAACGGAGGAACCTCAAACGTGGTGATACCGGATAGTTCGGTCGGAGTTCCCGGGACGGTGACATTGACGTGATGGATCGAGATAGAAAGGGAAGTATGCTAGATTCATTGCCGCCGTACTATACTGAATCTACTATAGTTGGCAATCTCCTCGAACAAGAAGCGGCTGAGCTAGATAGATTTAGTCACGCTGTAGACGACGCGACAGATCAACTTATTATAAATACGGCAACGTGGGGTCTCGACCGGTGGGAAGCAATCTTTGCTCTACCGAATAAAAAGTATGCAGACTTAACATGGGATATCGTCACCATAAACGGACCTGTCTTTAACGCGTTAGACCAGTACACATGGGATGGGCTTTCAGAGGCCAACGTTGTTCTAGTCCCTTACGAAGATCGTCGTTCTGCCATCCGAGCAAGATTACGTGGAACCGGGACCGTTACGAAAGAGATGCTGAAGAACGTAGTTGAGTCGTTTACGAACGGTGAAGTCGAGGTCATAGAGGATAACGAGCATTATGCGGTCACTATTAAGTTTGTAAGTAACGTTGGGATACCCGCAAACTATGAAGATGCAAAACGGGCTGTACTCGAAATCATCCCGGCACATATTGGCGTTGAGTTCACGAATGAATACTCGATGTGGCAAGACGTAGGGAAAACCACGTGGGGCAATCTCGCCTCGTATCCGTGGGCTGACGTAAAAGGAGGAATGTGGAATGCCTAATCTAACGCCGCGTTTAAAGCTAAAAAAGCCTCTGCCGAATGAAGTAGCGAACATCGCTGTGCTAAACGAAAACTTTGATAAAATCGACCAGCAGATGTTAACGGTGGGCGAAAATAATCAAGCAGTAAATCCGATCACTGCGATTGAACTAAAGGTAGATACGCGAACCATGCATTTAACGTACACGAACGGAAGATTAACGAAAGTAGAGGAAAAGGACGGGGCTACCGTAGTCAAGACGACAACAATCGAGTACACAACGACAGGCAAAGCGAGTACAGTTCGTCAGATGGCGGGGAAAAGGACGGTTACTCAAACGTTAAATTACGGCACTAATGGCGCGCTGTCCTCTGTGTCGAAGGCGGTGATCTAGGTGGACGCGGTAGGATACTCGCTTGCACAGAACTTTATTCCGTATAGATGGCGTGAAGAATCGTCCTTTCCAATCGAGGAGGATTACGTAAGAACCGTGTGCCACGGCTCGGCGGTGTACTGCGTGAGTCGGACGCGCGTTCAGATATATGACTTGATTACGAAAACGTGGAAGAATGGGGCGCCGCCGCCGAAGTCCTATTTCGAGGGTGAGGAAGCAGTCCGGTTTGATATCACTCTTTATAAAGATAAAATCTATTGGGTTGGCGGAACGATGGACAGTTATAAAGGATCGTTCCATACGTACGACATTAAAGCAGATAAATGGGAGCAAGGACAAAATCCTTATATAATGGATGCGGTCGCCTGCGAAGTCGTGGGTGATAAGTTGTACGTAATTTCTTCGGAGGGTCGCTCTTTGTGGTACGGGAAATCCTTTCTAGTTTACGATTTTTTAACTAGTACGTGGACTTCGACCGGAGACTTGATGAGTACCGCACTAGGTGAGTCAGCAACTTGTGCGATTGGGAGAAATATCTATATATGCGGTGGACGCAAGGAGGCAACGAACAGTAACTATCTATCCCGGTGGATTTATAAATTTGACACAGAACAAAATCGTGTAACTCTTGAAACGGATTTGGTGATTGAAAGGGTAGGAGGCGCGGTTGTTGGATTGAACGATGAATTAGTCGTACTTGGGGGAGAAAATTTACCGGTAACACAGTCGGGGAATGGTTCGATTCTACAAGGTCCTAATTTTATATCTAAATACTATGACGCCGTTTCGTATCAGGACGTTGCCTATGTATTTAACGGCAAAAAAGTCTATAGTTACGCAAATAGAAGCGCTGACCACGAAGCGTTAATGGCTTGGTTAGCGATTACCGAGTAGGAGGCGTTTTGATGAGCTCACAAAGGACACCTAATTTAAGTTTACACGTATGGTCGGGACAAGACATGTTTAGTCGTCAGGAATTTAACGACAATTTCAAAAGGATTGACGAACTAAAAGCACAAGACATCGCCCTAGAGAGCGGGTCATTCACGGAAAGAACGGTGAAAGATGCGCTAGAAGGTTTAAAGTCTGGTGCCAGTGATGTTAAACAAAAAGTCGCTAGTGCAATCACTGGTAAAGGAGTACTTGCGTCGCCTACCGATACAGGCGCACAACTAGCGGCGAAAATAACGCAAATACCTTCAGGTACAAATACCTCTGACGCGACTGCCACTGCATCCGATATCCTATCCGCAAAAACAGCGTATGTGAAAGGCGTTAAGGTTACGGGCAATATCGTGAATAGGGGTTCAGGAGAGACGATAACACCGGGTACCAACGCAATCACGAAACAGGCGGGCTACTATAGCGGGAACATCACGGTAGCTGGCGATTCTAACTTGACCCCGAGTAATATTGCAAGAGGAAAGTCGATCTTTAATGTAGTAGGTACGTTAGATGTCGGTAAAAAGTGGGCAACGGGGAGACAGCGGCCTAGTGAATCGTTGGGACCTAGCGGTAGCGCATACTTGTTTCGAATCGAAGTTTCAAATTTAGAATTTACTCCAAGTTTGGTTATCGTGAGGATAAGGCTAAGACTTCGGTGGTCCAACAATCAGGGGACTGTGGCAGAATATGAGCTGCCAGTCATTTACAGTAATGGTACTTTCGTAACGACTAGGTATGAGAGCGGGGGGTCCGTCAAGGTTAATGCCTACGAGAACTCCTCTGAGATAACGCAAAAAGGGTTTATTGTTGTTGTAACTAGCTCACAGAACGCGACAGAAATCTTAGAGGCTACTTGGCATGCGTTTGAATAAGGAGGTCTAATATGAAGCAAATTCCACGTAAAATATACTATGACAAGAGAACCGGCACTGTCTTGCTAGATACGGGCGAGAGTGTCGGTTCTGTTTTTGAGGAAACGATAGAGCAGGGTCTCGAATCCTACTCCGTATTAATCGGACGCGCCCCCGAAACCATCGGCTGCGTACGTCTTGAATACGGACAGTATTCCGAGTATTTTGCACAAGGCTATGCTTATCGAGTGAACCCGGAGACCGGTAACATTAAATGGGAAATCCCTCCGGCGGAGGAATCGGAAAATTAAAGGAGGGCGCGCATGGGAGAGCACGATACCGTATCTATTTTACAAGACGTCCGCGAGCGCATGGTCCGCGTAGAGGAGAAGGTCGACCACTTATCGCGTGACCGTGAAAAGCTCGAACAAGTACACGACAAAGCACGGGAAGCACTAGCGTTGGCCCAAGAAAACGCGCGTGACATTGCGGAAATCAAATCGGACTCGCGCCGAAGCTGGGGCGTAATCATCGGGATGGGAACGAGTTTTATCGGGTCCATCCTTATTTATTTTCTAACGAAATGAGGTCGAACATATGACGAAGCAAGAACGGCTAATCTCGTTAATAGCACCGCATGTAGTCGGGCGTTACCCGTGCCCGTCCGGCGTTATCGCGCAACTCATACTAGAGGTCGGATGGGACTTACGGACACCACGCGACATGGTGACGGGGCGCGAGTCGTATAATCTCGGCAATATCAAAGGAACGGGGCCGGCCGGTAGCGTTACGATCTTGACCACGGAGTATTATTCGGCGGCCGACGTAGCGAAGGCGAAGGCCAGCGGTGACCTTGTAAAGATACTTGGTACTTCCGGTGCCAAGACGAAGGTACAGGTAAAGGCGCGGTTCCGAGCGTACAACAATTACGGCGAGGCCATCGACGACCACTTCGCATTGTTAAAGAAGCCGCGCTACGTGAATGCGGGCGTATGGAAGGCGAAGACTCCACGGGAGTTTGCGGAGGCGGTCAAACGGGGCGGGTACGCGACTGACCAGAATTACGTTACGTTAATCATGTCGATTGTAAACGGAAATAAGTTAACCCGTTTTGATAAGCCGGTGGCCCCGGTACCTATAATGAAAATCGAGGAGGCGGTAAGCTTGGCGTTAAAGGAATGGCAATTAGAACTCGCGGATAAGTCGATAGATAATCTCGCAGCACAGGAACTACTGTCGGATGCGGCCGAATGGAAGGAGCGTTTACGGAAGGAGCCGCAGAAGGTAATCGAGGACATGCCGTGGCTGGTCTTTGTACTAGTGGATCGGGTGGCGGCGAGAAAGGCGGGTGTATAACGTGGAACTTACGTATGACATCGCGACGCTAGCCGCAATCGTGGCAGCTTTAACGGGAATCGCGAAAGGATTCGGGGTGCCGACGAAGTTTGCTCCGTTAGTAGCGATTGCGCTTTCGGGCGTGTTCGTGTTCTTACCGGACGGGGCGCTGAAGACGAATCTATTGACTACGGTTGTGGTCGGACTGACGGCGGCGGGTGCATATTCGTATGTTAAGCCGGACAGTAGCGAGGGGAAAAAGTAAATAGCTCTAGTTCACCTTGGACCAGACTGAATCTAACCATATAAAGAATTACTGCCCACTTATTGGCCTAATGGCTGGTAGGTGGGCGATTTTTTTTTGGTTGCATGTTCCCGTTCTGTTCGCATATAATAGGAACAAATGTTCTATTTAAACAGAGGGCGGCGGTATTAAGCTGGATTTGTTTGTTGAGACGATAAAACCTATCTCTCGTACTCAATTAGAGGACGTACAGTATATCATCAACGATTCTATAAACAACAACAGGCCACTATTGGTTATCTGGTCGGACCAAACAGGAGCCCATACGTCATGGGGCTGGATCGCGGCTAATGATAACGAACAAATCAAGCTATTGACGGACTGGAGCTCACATACGATCCGCGTCAATCAAATCGTTGACATCATCGTATCACCTAACCTAGACTTGATAGATTGGCTATGGACGGAGGATGAGTTTTACTATGCAAAAACGAACAAAGATTAACGATTTATTCGGCTCCATGCGTATGGTATTGCCGGAGCAACACCGAAGAGAGCTATCGTTACTACCGAAGCCTGACCTCGATCATGACGAAATCATGGCGATTAACTATAGGCTGACGGAAAGTAAACGTTATAACTTCGAGATAACCGTTAAGTATTGACGGGAAGTCTCCGAGAATGGAGGCGAGTTCCTTACGGTGAGGGGCGTTGCCAAGTCGTTTGATACGATTATGAAGTAAGTAAGGATCGAAGAGGAGAGCGGGGAGTGGACGTGGGTTGACTTCGGGAATATCGCGTCCGTTACATAAGATATAAGTTCGTAATGAGGGGGACATTCATATAATGTACTGTATACGGTTAAAGTCGTTGGTACACAATTATAGAAAGTACTTAAAAAACCTTTACAGAGGTGTTATAATATGGATAAGGACGAGAAGGAAAACGTTGAGGAGCGTGATCGTATGGCTGGGTTCGCTGCGTACGTTCAAAAGAATAAGGATAAAATCCGAAGAGCAACAGAGATGAATACAACAAGAACCAAAGACGGACTTGTACTAATTTCTAAGAACGATACATGGAGAAAAGAAACCGAATGGGACGATTTATATAAGGAGATTACTAAGAAGTAATGGATTTAGTAGTAGGTGATGTATGGTTTGCTAAGTTTCCACTTGAGGAAAATCCTTCTGAATCAATTAACCGTCCTGTAGTCGTACTTGACATTGATACCGTGGAGGTATTATCTGTCAAAGTGACAAAAACCGCACCAAGAAATACTGATGAATTTGACCTTCCGATCGTTTACTGGGAAGAAGCAAACCTACGATTTAAGTCGACTGCACGTGTAGCAAAAACAATAACACTTCCTAAATCCGCGTTTATTAATCGGATCGGGACTTTGCACCCCGACGACTTAACTGACATACAGACTAAGTTTATAGAATACATCGATAGTTTAGACGATATTTAA